CAACAACATCTTGGTTCGCGGTTACGACCGCGGGCTACCATTCAACGAAAAGATTCCCTACAAGCCCACGATGTTTGTCCAGTCAAAGCATGAAAATGCAAGCTGGACCGACATTCGTGGGCTTTCGCTTGAGCCAATCCAATTTGAATCCATCAATGAAGCTAAGGACTTTCTCAAGCAATATGAAGACGTGACCAATTTCAATATCTTTGGTCTGCAACGGTTCGTCTACACGTACCTGAATGAAGAATATCCAACCGATGTGCCATATGATCGTGACCAAATCAAGGTCGCATATCTTGATATTGAGGTAAGTTCTGAGAATGGCTTCCCTGCGGTAGAGCGAGCATCGGATACCGTCACAGCCATCACGTTGAAGAAAGGCCCGATCTTTCATGTGTTTGGTTTAAAGCCATACACACCAACACGCAATGACGTTTTCTACTATCACTGTGTCAACGAAAAAGAATTGCTCATTCGTTTTCTGAGTGAGTGGGCGCACGATGGTTATCCCGATATCGTCACTGGTTGGAATATCACATGGTTTGATATTCCTTATCTTGCCAAACGTATGACAACGGTCATTGGTGAAAGTGAAATGAAGCGCCTCTCACCATGGAAAAATGTCCGTGAGAGACGAGTTCAAATGACATTCAACAAGGTGCAGGTTGCATATGATATTGGTGGTGTGGCTACACTTGATTACCTCGAGATGTATAAGAAATTCACATACTCTCAGCAGGAATCATATCGTCTCGACCATATTGCATTCGTTGAACTTGGTGAGAAGAAACTAGACCACTCTGAATTTGAGACACTCCACGAATTCTACATGAAAGATCATACTAAGTTTATTGACTATAATATCATCGACGTGGAACTTATCGTGAAGATGGACGATAAGATGAAACTAATTGATATGGCCCTCGCGCTCGCGTATGACGCGAAGGTTACAATCGCGGACGTGTTCACGCAGGTGCGTATGTGGGATGTTATCACGCACAACCATTTGTGGAAGAAGAGAATTGCGGTACCGCTCAACGGTGGTGGTAGCAAGGACGAGGTGTTTGTTGGTGCGTATGTGAAAGACCCACAGGTTGGTTCGCACTCGTGGGTTATGTCTTTTGATTTGAACAGCCTGTATCCGCATTTGATTATGCAGTATAATATTTCACCTGAAACCATTCATGTGAATGCGAAAGGCTATGCAATCACAGCAGACGTTACGATTGATGATCTGCTTGCTGGTAATATGCCAGAAGTGCCTGATGGTTATGGCCTTGCTGCGAATGGTTGTTTCTTTAGTAAAGCGAAGCAAGGGTTCTTGCCTACGATTATGCAACGCATGTACAATGACCGTGTGGTGTATAAGGACAAGATGATCCTTGCTCAAAAGGCCTACGAGAACGCAAAGACGGAAGCAGAGAAAAAGCAGGCCGTCAAAGATATCTCACGCTATAAGAATATGCAGCTTGCGAAGAAGGTGCAGTTGAACTCCGCATATGGTGCTATTGGTAATCAGCATTTCCGTTTCTTTGATATTGACCAAGCTACGGCTATCACTCTTGGTGGGCAACTATCAATTCGTTGGGCTGAAAATGAAATGAATAAGTATCTTAACAAACTATTGAAGACGGAGGATTTTGACTATGTTATTGCGTCTGATACAGATTCGCTTTATATTAGCTTTGATAAATTGGTACATAGCGTCTTTGAAAAGAGAATTGAGGCTGAAGGGCTTACTCCGGAACTCAAAGAAAAGATCATTAACTTTCTTGATAAGGTGGCTAGCGATAAAATGGAACCAGTTATTGACCGAATCTATCAGGATCTTGCTGAACGCATGTGTGCCTTCCAACAAAAAATGAATATGAAGCGCGAAGTAATTGCAGACCGTGGCATCTGGACCGCGAAGAAGCGATACATTCTCAATGTCCATGATTCCGAAGGTGTGCGCTATGCTAAGCCAAAACTAAAGATCATGGGTATGGAAGCTGTGAAATCTTCAACACCAGCAGCTTGCCGTACGGCCATTAAAGATGTTCTTAACATCGTTATGACACAGAGCGAAGATGACCTGCATAGGTACATTGAAAAGTTCCGTAAAGAGTTTCGTAAGCTGCCGTTTGAAGATGTTGCATTTCCTCGCAGTGTTCAGAACCTCACTAAATATCAATACGAGACAAAGAGCGTTCCCATGCATGTGCGTGGTGCTATCGTATTCAATAAGAAGCTGCAACAGATGAAGCTTACGAAAAAATACGAGCAGATCAAAGACGGTGAAAAGATTCGCTTTGCATATATGAAGATGCCAAATCCTATCCATGAGAATGTGATTGCGGTAATCTCTCAGTTGCCACCTGAGTTTGGTTTGGATAAATATATCGACTACGATACTCAGTTTGAAAAGACTTTTCTTGATCCACTTCGCACAATTCTAAACACCATCAATTGGCACACCGAAAAGCAATCAACACTTGAGGCATTCTTTGTATGAAGCAATTGTGGAGTAAAGACTATAACGAATTGCATAAAGACAAAGGTAATTGGTTTACAGAATCACGATATAACAAATACGCATTCACAATGCGCGATGGCAGCATAAAGCGTATGTCGTATTTTTTCGAATTGTATAAGCCAAAGTCTTTATTAGATTATGGTTGCGGGCACGGAACAGATCATTTTAGAATTCAAGAAAACATTAAACTGATAAATTATGATCCCTTTGTCGATGAGTGGTCGACTAGACCAAATCAATCGGCTGATTTGACGGTATGCTATAATGTATTCAACACAATTGAATGTGAATATTTTGATGATGTGGTTGATGACATTTTTAATTTGACAAACATAGCATTGGTCTGCAACATTAGAGTGCCTGGTGAATGGAGAAATGATCCAGAATATTTTGTGAAAAAACTATCTTCTCGCTTCTCTATCAAAGACTGTAGCTACACTGAAAACCAATCGTATGGGAATAGAAATCTATTCCTTCTGTTAGAAAAATAGTTGACAATTACACATGCCTATGGTATGATGTTTATATTAATGGAGGTACTATGTCACTTAAAGATAAGCTAATCAAAAATTCTACAATCGCTTTCACGTCCACATTGGCTGATAGCAAAATCTTCGCGAAGAAGGATATGATTCCTACTTCTGTTCCCATGATTAACGTGGCTCTCTCGGGTAGCGTTGATGGCGGTATTGTACCAGGCCTTACAATGCTCGCTGGTCCGTCAAAGCATTTCAAGACTGGCTTTGCTTTGCTTATGGCTTCATCGTTTCTAAAGAAGTATCCTGATGGTATCGTACTGTTTTATGATTCTGAGTTTGGTACTCCTCAGTCTTATTTTGAAACATTTAATATTCCGTTTGATAATGTGGTGCATACACCGATCACGGATATTGAAGAATTGAAGTTTGATATCATGCAGCAAATGAAAGAGATTACTCGCGACGAACATGTGATGATTGTTATTGACTCAATTGGTAATCTTGCATCAAAGAAAGAAGTGGACGATGCGCTAGACGGTAAGTCGGTTGCTGATATGTCCAGAGCAAAGCAGTTGAAGTCTTTGTTCCGTATGATTACACCACACCTGACGCTCAAGGATATGCCTATGATCGTCGTCAATCACACTTATAAAGAAATTGGTTTGTATCCCAAAGATATCGTTGGTGGTGGTACTGGCTCGTACTATTCATCCGACGCTATCTGGATTCTTGGTCGTCAACAAGACAAGGACGGCACTGAGATTCAAGGCTATCATTTCGTTATCAATGTTGAGAAGTCGCGCTATGTCAAAGAGAAGTCCAAGATTCCAATTACCGTCTCTTTCGAAGGTGGTATTAATCGTTGGTCAGGCCTCCTTGATGTTGCTCTCGACGGCGGTTATATTATTAAGCCTAAGAATGGATGGTATGCAACAGTCGATAAGGAAACTGGAGAAGTCCATACACCAAACTTCCGAGCAGGAGATATCGTCAACAACAAAGACTTCTGGCTAAAGATGTTCAAGGAAACAGATTTCTCTCAGTACATTGAAAGTAAGTACAAGATGGCTATGGGTGCTATCATGGAAGATAGTGGTGATGACGATGCCGAATAATGTTATTGACAATCCCGTTGCACCACGCTATAATCACTTAGATCATCCAAGCGTACAGAATTTCACATGCATCCATGTTCAAGATGGTGAGTTCGAAGGTTTGGTTTATCACTATGAGAATTTAAAGATTGGCGCACCAGATGATGAAGGTGCATTGCTCACCTTCAATTACCATATCGTTGAGGGTTCAACACCAGAAGATCCTGAAGTGAAGCGCCGTATGGAAGATGTTATTGCTTCCATCATTTATCATATTTTAGCCGACAGTGTAGGGAAGATTGGATCCGATGAGAATAGAACAGACAATCCTGAAGAACTTGATACACAACGAGGACTTCGCACGGAAGACCCTCCCGTTTCTTAAAGATGAATATTTTACCAATGGTAGTGAACGCGCGGTATTCCTGCGCGTTCATGAATTTATGATGAAGTACAATTCTCGCCCGACACGCGAGGCTCTTGCAGTTGAGTTGGACAATGCAACCAACATGCCCGAGGAAGAGCATAAGCGTGCCCTCGAGGTAGTTGCTAATCTCAGCGAACCAGAACCTACCGACATTCAATGGTTGCTTGATAACACCGAGAAATTTTGCCAAGAGAAAGCTGTTCATAATGCAATCATGGAAAGCATTACCATTCTTGATGGTAAAGATAAGAACCGCTCGTCTAGTAGCATCCCTGAGATCCTATCAGAGGCACTTGGTGTGTCTTTTGATTCTCACGTTGGGCACGATTTCATCGAGGACTTCGGTGAGCGATATGATTTCTACCATCGCGTAGAAGAAAAGATTCCGTTTGATCTAGGTCTGATGAACGATATCACTCGTGGTGGTCTATCTCGTAAGTCTCTCAATATCATCCTTGCTGGCACTGGTGCCGGTAAGACTTTGATGATGTGTCACTTTGCAGCAAATAATCTTGCGTCTGGTAAGAATGTTCTCTATATTACCATGGAAATGGCCGAAGAGAAAATCGCAGAGCGCATTGATGCCAACCTGCTGAATGTGCCACTTGAAGACCTTGGACAGCTACCGCGTGATATGTACGAAAAGAAGATTGCTAGGCTCCGTGCGAAGACAACTGGCAAGCTTATCATCAAGGAATACCCTACTGCGTCCGCACACGCGGGTCATTTCAGGCATCTTCTCAATGAGCTAAATCTAAAGCGAAATTTTATGCCAGATATCATCTATATTGATTATCTGAATATCTGCATGTCCGCACGGATCAAGCCTGGTGCAAATGTGAATAGTTATACATACATTAAGGCTATTGCAGAAGAGCTTCGTGGCCTTGCGGTAGAGAAAAATCTACCCATCGTATCAGCCACACAGACAACCAGGTCTGGCTATACCTCAAGCGATCCTGGTCTTGAAGATACTTCCGAGTCGTTTGGTCTACCAGCCACAGCCGACTTTATGATTGCTCTTATCCGTACCGAAGACGCAGACGAGCGTGGGCAGGTAATGGTAAAGCAATTGAAGAACCGTTATGCTGATCCAGCTATCAACAAAAGGTTTATGCTTGGCATCGATAGAACCAAAATGCGCCTTTTTGATGCTGAGGATAGCGCACAGGATGACCTGATTGATGATAGTCGTGGTGGTAAGACCAAGCGGTCTGATTCTGTAATGGACAACTCTAAGTTTGGTATGGAAGACCGCGAGCGCACCAAACCAAAGTCAAAGTTCGGTAATTTCAAATTCTAAATAGATATTCGACGGCTGGAGAATTAAGTAATGCAGATTAAAATGTTCACAAAGGACGTGTGCAGTTATTGTGCTGCGGCCAAAGATTTCTTCAACGACCGCCATCTTGAGTTCACTGAGTTCAAGATTGGCAAACATATTACCCGTGAAGATTTCATTAAGCAGTATCCTGACTATCGTACAGTACCGCAGATTTTTATCAATGACGAGCATGTTGGTGGTTACGACGATTTAGTTAAGGATCCTAGATTTAAATAGGAGACTAAAATGTTAAAAACAACCATGGCTGTACTCATGTTGGTGTTCTTGTGTAACACCGCAGAAGCCGAACCCAAGAAGAAAGTTTCAGCGAAGACCGCGGAACGCTACTGCAACCTAAGCGTACAAGACAGGTACGCGCATCTTGCAAAATTCTGCAAGCAGTTACAAGCAAAGAAGGTAGTTCCAGCTGCGGCTGCTATTGTCGCGTCTACATATGACGATGACACACCTGCAAATTTCTTTAGACAGGATAGGGAGAGAGCCGAAGCATCGCAGTTTTTTGCTGGTTGGCAAAAGCTAGATGCACCACCGGTAGAGCATAAGAAGCCTAAAGCTAAACCGGTAATGGCTGTTATTGATTTGAATACCGAGCTTCCTAAGGGCAGCACCACACTATCTCAGTCGCATCATGAACAGCCTGTGCGCCGTGAAAATCCACGCCCTATGTTTGCACCAGAACCAGTGCGGATCGCAAGAGAGTGGGAAGGATTAAATGTGAGAAAGGATCGTTCCGATCTTACCAAATTACTATCAGATGGTAATGATATGAAGGTGGACCCAGTTCGTATTCCATGGTGTGCAGCTTTCGCAAATGCGGTATTGAATAAGGCTGGATACCAGGGCACAGGTTCTCTATTAGCTCGCAGCTTTTTAGGGTACGGAATTCCTACTACATATCCAAGAGAAGGTGATATTGCGGTGTTTTCACGAGGCAAGAATAGCTCAGCAGGCCATGTTGGATTCTATGTCGGTGAGGAAACTGTTGATGGTGTTAGATACATCAAGGTTCTTGGTGGTAACCAGAACAAAGAGGTTAGCGTAGCTTACTACCCAGCAAACAAGCTGCTGGGCTACAGAAAATTGGGCTAGCATACAAGGAGGTGCCTTTTATTATGTTAGTCAGGGGGGAGCAATAACGCTTCCCCCTTTTTCGTTTTATTATAAATAGGATACGATGCTAAAATTCCGCGAGTTCATAGCTGAGGATGTTTCTGGTAGTCTGTCGGTGTTTGACATTGACGACACGCTATTCAGCACCACGACACAAGTCCTCGTCAGAAAAGATGGCAAGGTTGTTGAGAAATTGACACCAGCCGAGTTCAATGTGTATGCGTTAAAACCTGGTGAGGAATTTGACTTCGCTCAATTCCGATCATCTAAGGTGTTCGCTGATACAGCAAAGCCAATTGAGACTGTATTCAAGACCGCTAAGAAAATGATTAGCAGATTCCGTGCGCATCCTAACAAGCGTATTATCATTTGTACCGCTCGCGCGGATCTAGACGATAAGAAGCTGTTCCTTGATACGTTTAAAAAATATGGCTTTGATATCACGCAGGTGCATGTGTATCGCGCAGGCAATATCAAGGCACCAGGTGCAGAGGCCAAGAAGCAGATTGTTCGTGACCAACTAAAAGCTGGTAAGTATCAGGTCGCTAGAATGTTTGATGATGCTAAGGCCAATCTGGACAAGTTCATTGAATTGCACACCGAGTTTCCAAAGATTAATTTTGAAGCATTCCTAATTCATGAGGATGGAAGAATTACGAGGTATAATGGCTAAAATCCACGGTCTGTTGGAAGACTATCATAAACTTGATGCTACATATAAGCTATATGCACCGACTCCAACAGAGCGCGGCGAACTTGCTGTTATCACAGACCTCAATGCTCAGCTAAAAAAACTAAAGCAGCCAATTGACGTAAAAGTTGGTACCAAAACATTCAAAAATATCTACGGCGCAAATAAAATTGCTGGCACACCTAAGGCTGATATTGCGCTGGTAACATTCAATAAAACATCTGGTAAATTTGAGAATGTGTGCTTCATCTCTCACAAGATGGGTACATCTGCAAAAGATTTCCAACAGTACAGCGGCATTACCACAAAAGCAGATGGATCAAAGGCCGGTGCTATATCAAATGATCCTGTTGTGCTGAAATTCCTCAATGATCTTACAGTTGTCCATAAAGATATCACACTTAAAAAGCAGAGATATCATCGCATCATCAAATCGGATTCTCTTATTGGTAAATCCGTATTTGGACCAGAATATGGCAGCAAGACATATGGAGAAGATAACATTCATGTTATCGGTCAAGGTGATGCCAGCTTTGTTAAGAACGGCACATCATATAAACTAACATTCTCTGCCGGTGCAGAATATAATGGTGATGTGTCACATTTCACAACAGGTGGATATACAGCCATCATTGCTGGTAGATATACCTCTGGTCGTAACTTTGAAGCTAAGGGTAAGACATGGCCTGGTGTTCGTGTATTGATTATGCCTTTAGTTGTTATTGGTGGTAATTCTAAAGAGATATAGTATCTGACCGGTTACAACATCCTTATTATACCGCAGAAATAGTCGTTTGTCAAGTATTATAAATAGAAAAGCAGAAAGCTAAGGCAGTCCTGCATGGTCGCGGTTAGGGTACGCCAATCCCGCTAGGAGTATGATGAAAAGTTTTAAGAGCTTCGTGGTAGAAGCTGCGTTTTCGTCTGAGGAAGACAAGTCGCACTATACCCACATTGAAGACGAGATTTATGTTTCTGGAAAGAAGTCCATTGCTAAGATCAGTGGTTACTTCCATGACCTCATAAAGGGCATTCCTGAAACTGTAAATCAAACTAAGATTGACGGTGCTCCTAGCGTATTCTATGGCTATCAGAATGGTAAGTTCTTCGTAGCGACCAAGTCCATCTTCAACAAAGATCCTAAGATTAATTTTACTGTTGAGGATATTGAGCGTAATCACGGCCACGCACCAGGGCTTGTAGCAAAACTAAAGCTGGCTCTAGAATATTTCCCATACATTACAAACAACAAGAATGAGATCCTTCAAGGCGATATGATGTTCGCTAAGGTTGACCTGAAGAAGGTTGACATTGACGGAGTTCAGCATTGGTTGTTCAAGCCCAACACAGTTATCAATGCGGTGCCTGTGAACTCGGTGCTTGGTCGTGAGATTGCTAAGTCGGTTGTTGGATTCGCACCACACACCAAGTACAATGCATCTGGTAGTCGCGTGACGATTCAAGCGCGTGACATGAAGAAAAACTCACATGTGTTCCTGATGCCAATTGACGCACCATCGTTGGATCATGTTGGCCATTTGAAAGAGTATATCACACAGGTTGATAAGCTCCTTGCATCTATACCAGGTGATGCGTTTACTTACATTTCATCTGAAGAAATGAATCCACATTTTCTTGCATATGCCAACTATGTGATCCGTAATAACACCACGCAGTCATATGTTGGTTTTCTTGCGTACATGAAAGAGAAGCTCCAGAAGTTCATCGACAAGGTAAAGAGCGATAAGGCTAAGGCTGATAAGCAAGTCCAATATGATACCATCACTGGTCAAATTGAATCCAATAAAGCCCTAATCACAAACGTCCTTGATGTTCACAACAAGCTTGCTGATATCAAGGACAAGATTATTGACGAGCTAGACACATATCAACCTATTCGTAGATATTTTGAGAATGAGTTTGGTGCATTGGTAAAGACAAATCCAGAAGGCTATGTTCTTCTCGGCAAACACGGTACTGCAAAGCTAGTCAAGCGCCGCGTCTTTAGTATGCAGAACTTTGCTCAAGGATCATTCAGAAAGGCGGCACCGAAAGATGAATAAATCTGTCGTCGTTGTACCTCTTGCTAGATTTCAACCACCACACAAAGAACATAAGAACCTTGTGGATGCGGTGTTGAAACTGGCTACAAAAACTCACAGTGACGCTAAGATTTTTGTGTCGCGCTCTGTAGACAAGAAGAAGAATCCATTTACACCACAGGAAAAGATCCGATTTCTGAACAAGATGTTTCCTGGGCATAAA